ATTTGTGAGTTCCTCTGTCTTACTATTTAGGGTATTTGTTAGCTCGTCTGTTTTAGAGTTTAAGCTATTTGTGAGTTCCTCAGTTTTAGTGTTTAGAGTAGTTGTTAGCCCGTCTATTTTAGTCATAACATTAGATTCAGGTCCAATAATATTAGCTTCATACAAAGCTAATAACTTTTCAATATTAGCAGGATCACTATTTTTTAAATTCTCTAGTAATTTGGTATAAGTAGCTATAAGCTCATTGATACTTTTATCACTTTTTTCAAGTTTTGTAGTGTATATCTCCACTAGATTTTTTATATCAACTAAGCCATCTTTTTCTAGTGCTAACTCTATAGCTTGTTTAAGTCTTTCTAGAGTAGGTAGTACTTCTTTATTTAGTGCATCTTGTACATCATAAGGCTTAGTATTATTAGTATCTTCTTTTGGAGTACTTTCTGTATTACCTGAACTTTCTTGGTTACCTGTATTTTCATTAGTATCTCCATTAGTACCTAAATTTTCTTGAGCAGTTGAATTCTTTGTAGTACTACCCACAGTTGTTAGTGTATCACTCATTACTTTCCTTTTATTTTAGTTAATCATTATTACCTATAAATGTAGGACCATATAAAACTACACCGTCATTCTTTAGTTCAGATACACTCTTTTGAGTTGTAGCACTATCTATAGCTACTATCATTACTCCACTATCTTTAAGGATAGCTACTTCACCTTTTATTGGCATCCATAAACTAGTTTTATCATTTAGTATAGTTACTCTACTTTTTAATTCACCAGTTGTTATATCATAAAGCTTCATTTATTACTCCTGTTTATCTAGGTAAATTTTTATATCACAACCATTATAAGGCACCTTTAAAAACTCAATTGAATTCTTATTGCTTGATAGTGTATAATCCACTCCATATTCAGCTTCATAGATATCATCACATATAACTCTAACTTCTAAACTATTATTTGCTGGAGCATTTTCACCTAGGGCAAATTCTTTAATAGCTCCGTCAGCTTTATAAGTTTTTATAGTTTGACTTACCAAACCGTTAGTTAAAGCTACTTCAGCTATCTTAGATACTACAGTACTTACATTATCACTAACTTCTAGTTTTAACTTATAAGTTTTAGGTAGTATAACTTCTACAGTAAAACTAGCCTTACTAGCTAAAGTACCTATAGCTAGGGTAGCTTGTTCATTATCTAATTCATCAAGTATTTTTATAGTATAAGCTTCTTCGTTCTCTGCTTTATTTGTTAGTCTTATAGAGCATTTAGCATTAGCTGACATAACGTGAGTAAAGCTTCCACTAGCTTTAGAAAACATTCTATATTTCATCTATTTTCCTTTATTTAAAAAACATCAAGGTCTTCATCTAGACCACCTTTAAACATACTCTCAATAGCTTTAGCCATCTCTAAAGACTTAGTATCCATATCAATCATTTTTAGTTTATATAAACTAGCTTCGTGGATATAAGCATCTAGTAAAGCACATTTCCAAAGAAATAAAGAACTAGTAAGCATACTATCATCTAAAACTTCTTTAGTTTTATCTTGAGTATCTTTTATATTTTTAACAACTTTTTTTATCTCTTCAAGATCAGCTATCTTAAGAAGTTCATCATCAATAACTTTAGCTGATTCTGTAGCTAGATATTTTTTTAGCTCATCTGTTTTAGCATCTATTTCATTAAAGCTAGTTGTTACTTTAGTATCAAGCTCATCTTTTTTAGCTTCTACTTCATCTTGTATAGTTTTTATACATACATTTGTAGTATATACAAGTTCATTTTTAAAGTTAGCTATATCAGCTATAGTACCCTCTACTCTAGAGTTAAAGTCATCTATATACTTCATATACTCATTAGCTTTATTAGCTTTTTCTATCAGATATTCAGAGTTCTTTGCTACATCCTTTAAACGCTCTATATCAGCTATAGTTTCATTTAAAGTAGTAGGTAACTCTTTAGCTATCTTTACAAGCTCTTTAGCTAGTTCTACATTCTCAGCAAAGAGTATTATCTCACTTTTTATTTCCATTAAACTTATAAAGCTCTCTATATGGATATTAAAGTATTCTAACAATCCTATATTTTGAGCAACTATTTCTATAGCAAGCATATGTTCATAGCATAGCTTTATTTCATTAGCTATACTAAATACATCTTCATAAACACTTCTATGTGCGTCCAAAGAAACAAGTTTATCTTCTATAGCATTAAGCCTAGCTATAGAACTTCTTAAGGTATAAAGCATACGTAGTTGAGAATCTAGTTTAGATACCTTTTCTATAGTATCTACGTTCATAGATACAGTATTTATACTATCTACACTGTTTACTATAGTATCTATCTCACCTACTCTCCTAGCTACATTGATGATACTATCTTTATTAGCTAGTATATTCTCTAAATCATCTTTTAAAGTTAAAGCTTGATTTATAGTATCTACACTACTAGCTGTTATAGATATCTCATGTAGCTTAGAAGCTACACTCTTTATAACCTCTAAATTTGCATAAATCTTTAGTGTAGCTTCACTGTCTTTAGTAGTGATAACTACATTTCTTTGTTCGATTACTTGTGTATTATTACTTATGAGATTACCAGCTATTCCATTTTGATTATCACTTGTAATTACTTCTAGCATTACACAAAACCTTTTTTACTTGCAAGAGTAGCTATAAGTGGATCAGGTATCACTGCAGCATTAGCTCTTGCTTTTGCAAGTTCATTATTATAAGTATTAAGTACATTAGGATAGAATTGCTCATATCCACTAACATTAGTAGCAGTCTTTAAAGTAACAAAAGCTATCAAGCAGTCTTTTAAAGTATCAGGTAGATCTAGTTCTACACTGTCTTTATCATAGTCTTCTAATCTAATTAGCTTAGGTTTAGGTTTATATTTTACATATATAACAATCCCAGCTTTAGCATTTGGAAAATGTAGAGTTATAGGATCTAGGACAAATACATTTTCTATATTAAAAGCATAGTTATTATCCTTACTATCTTCTACATCTATTATACTTAAAACTTCATTTCTACTGATATCAAAGATATCCTTAGAGCTAGTTTCATCGTTTAAAAGAGTATTAGATTTAAGTCTTTTATCTAGTCTTACTAAAGCTTCTACTTGTTTTTCTTTAGTAATACTTTCAGCTTGTAAATGACATAAAGCTAGTTTTGCATAACTTGCCATTATCACATTAGGATCGCTACTACTTATCTTAAAAATTTTTCTGTTTTGAGGGACTAGTATTAAAGCTTGTTCATATCTTATATTAAAGAGTGTATGAAGACTTATAAGCCCATCATTTAAAAAAGATATCAAGTCTTCTTTACCTACTTTAGTAGGTAATCCACTTGATTGTAAGTTATCTATGAGTTCTTTTAGAAACAATTATAACACCTCCATTTATCCGTATAGATCAATAGAAGTATTATATATTTTTAAAACATTGTATTATTTGGTTTATCAAAGTCATCTATAAATGGATTTAATTCAGGTTCATCATTCCAAGTAGCTATAGGTTTATACACTTCAAAGCTACCTAGCATAGATATAGTATCTAGTACATCATCGTGTTTTGATTTAAATCCGCTAGTTGTAGCTTTATCAAATTCATTCATACATTCATTCATCCAGCTAGATTTTTTCATCTCTTTAGCAAACCACATCTTACCAGCTTTTATCTGTGGTAAGAATAACTGAAATCTAGCAAATTTATCTCCTATAGGTCTTATACCAGGTTCTCCATTATTTTGAGAGCTTACTAGATTAAACCATATATTTTTATTAACCATCTCTTTAGTAAGCCATCTTATAAATCCACCTTGTTGTCCACTTACTTCTATACCTACACCTAGGGGTTTATATATCTGTACCTTTCTAAATAGATCGTCTATAAAGGTATCTACAAGTCTTCTCTCACAGCTACCATCTACAAGCATATAATCGCCATTTGAGTTTATAGCCCATACAGATATCACAGAGTAGTCTGCATTCTTTTTTTGACTAGTTGCAAGATCTGTAGTTATATAAAAATTATATGAGCTTCTATTTTTAAGTACATCAACTCTATCAAACCAAGTTATATCTTTACTACTTATAAGTTTATCTTCATCACTAACTATTTGAAGCATAAGTTCTTGATAAAAGCTTTGAGGTTTTTTAAGTCTTACTGCAGTATTATAAGCTTGATATACATACTCATAATTAAATCTATCTTCCCAACTACCTCTAAATTCATCTTTATCACAAGGAAATTTCTCACACACTGGAAAACAAGCTACATTATAAGCTCCACTCTCTACAGCTTTATACAAAGGATCCTTAGCATTAAATGGAGTACCTAACCATAGTATCTTTTGCTTACTAGGATGTAAAGCATATTTAACAGCTTTATGTATAGTATCTTCTATAGAGCTTATAATAGTATCGCTTCTAGCATCTTCATCACTTACGATATCATCTATGATAGCTACTTGAGGTCTGCTTCCTAGTTCTTTAGCTCCACGAACTCCTGTTTTGGCTCCAAATAATCTTACAACTAGATGGTCACCTCTTGTATTTATAAACTCCATTCTTACATCAGTAAATTTTCTACCAGCACTTGTATTCTCATCTTCATTACCATTTTCATCTGTATATTTAATACTTTTATTAGGTATTAGTCTTTGTAAGAATGTAGAGTTATTATATCTATACTCTATATTCTTTCTTAAAGACTTTACACCATTTTCTATACTATCACCTATATAGATTATAAAATTTACTTTACCAAAATCTTTTATAGGTAGCTTACCAAAAGCAGCAGCATATAGTATAAGCATCTCTCCAAAAAGAGTAGTTTTTGCAAAACCTCTATGACACATTATAGTAGTAGGATTACTATCTTTAAAAGCTTGATCAAGAGCATATAAATGAACTGGTGGGGTTAAATTTTCCTGCTTACCATCAGTAGCTAGGTGTATAAAATTAACAAACTCTAAAGCTTCATCACTAGGTATATAATTTTTTAATTTATCATAATTAACATCTGCTAGATACTCTTCAACTGTCATCGTTTAGCTCCTGAAGTTAGTATAAAGTGTTTATTATCAAATAAGCTTTTAGTTTTATACTCTTCTATTATCTCATGAAGTTTCTTAGAAGATCTATACTCTATAACCTTTTGTTTTATATCTAGTAAAGAACAATTTTCTAGTTTATCTAACAGATCTTTTAGATGCCATACATGAAGATGTTCTAAAAATCTAAGTAGTATTTTAGGTTGTTCTTTACTAATACCTCTTTCTTTAGCATACTTAACCATAAACTCCCAGTTATCATCAAATAATCTAGCTAAAGCATAAAGCCTATTTATATCCTTTTGATTATATTTTTCACTCATCTACTATTTCCCCATCTATATACGAATGTTTAGCATTAGCCACTATACTTGTTTCTTCACCAACACTTAATAACTCTTTTTGTTTAGCTACCATACTAGCTATAAGATTTTCACACTCACTTACTATCTCATCTTTCTTTACACCTACATCTAGTTCTATTTTTAAATTCTCAGGTGGTTTAAGATGAGTAAGAAGTCTATCAGCAGCATTTATCCTATCTTTACTAAGCTTAGCTTCATTCATCTCTTTAACTAGCACAGATACAGCTTTATATCTGTATCCTTGAAACATTAGATATAAAGGAACCTCAGCTTGAGAGAGTATATTTATAACTAGTGGATTTTTTCTATATCTAGTAGCAGCACTTGCTAATTGCTTGTACTCTATACTGTTAGTATCAGAGTTTAATCTATCTTTTACAAAGTCTCTATGTTTAAAAGCATCTATATAAGCTTTAGTAGCATTACCCTCATATACTTCTAGATAACTAGTAAATCTTATAGCATTAACATAATCTTCTAAATTTACTCTTTCATTTTCTAAAGCTGATTGGTAGGTTATCATAGTATCTATGAATTTAAATCCATCAAAACTAGGATCATTTATAGAAGCATTTATAAGGTTTATAGCTTCATCTGTGGGGATTATTTTTTGTTTGTTTTTCTTAGTAGTTTTACTAAACCATTCTATCACTTCATTTTTTTCTACTTGTTTAGGTTTATCTTTATTTACTACACCTAAACCTAATTTAGTTGTACTCATTACTTCATATGTTACCCTTTCAAAACATAAATTTATTATAATAAAGGGAATTTAAAAAGTCAATACTTTTATAGCAATAACTTTAGTTTTTACAAAGGCTTATAAATTTACTATAACCTACTCTTTATCTAGCAAAGGATATAGCTTTATTTATAATATAATTACTTCTAATTTAACATTAAGGACAACTAATGCAAAATCCGTTTATAGTAGCTCCACAGAGCCTAGATACTAGAATGCAAGACATATCAGTACCTTTATTAAATGCTACTAATTCTTTATATAACCAGCAATTTAAAAGAACTTATACAGACTCTTTAACTCAAGAAAGTGATAGAAAAAGAGATCTACATCCATTTGAATTAGAAAAAGCTAAAATTGATACTGAAAGACTAGGTATAGGACTAAATACATTAAAAGAACTCGCTCCACTTAGTATAGAAAAAGCTAGACTAGATAATGATAAGCTAGAAAGTGAGCTAAATGCATTTAACATTAATTTAGCTAATTCAATAGATGCTGATATATACCAAGATGGATTATATGAGGCTTTAGAAAAAAAGAAGCCTATACCTAAACCTAGAAATGCTATAGAAGCAGCTATATATGAAAACTTTATGAATACACAGAAATCTAAAAGTCATTCATTTAAAGCACCTATTAATCTAGATATTTTCTCACAAAAATCTAATGCAAATGCTAAAGATACAACTAAACCTCCACTAGATTTAGAAAATATTCCAGGACTTATAGATGAGGGGAAATTACTACAATTTACTAATAAAACAAATGGTAAGTCTTTTTATATAAGTGAGAATGAATTAAACTCTATGGACGATTTAAAAAAAGCTGAAATATTTGGGAATGATCCAGAGATGAAAAACTATGATAAAAGTGAGACTACTGTAGATGATGTAATGAATAGTTTAAGTGGGTATGAAGATGATAAACCACTATCTATTAATATTTATAATGATGATAAATTAGAAAAGTTACATTATATACCTATCTCAAGAAATGATAGAACAACACTAATTAATACAGACTTACAGGACCAAGCAGCAATGTCTATTCGTAACTCTGGAGAAGAAGATCTATCACTAGATGAAGTTATAAATAAAAGAAATACTGAACAACTCTTTAAAGTTAATAAAGATCTTGAAAGCATCCTTAATAATATAGAAAATGGTAAGAGAAGATATAATGAGAAATTAAAATTTAGAAATGAAGTTAAAAACTATAATACAACAGTTAATGAAGTAATAAATAAATACATTAAAGACGGTGAGGATATCTGGAAAGGTATTAGTACACAGACCGATTCAGATGCTAGAAAAAGTGGTACTTTATCTATCTCTAAAGCTATTAAAAATAATGGCTTAGGATTTCAAGATTTTAAAAACTTAGCATACTCAAAATCTTATGATGGAGATAACAAACCTATTATAAAATTAAATATTTTATCATCTATGTTATTCTCAGATAATAAAGTCAGAGATTTTATGTTAAAAAATGAACCACAATTTATAAAAGTACTTAATGAGAGTAAAAAATGGTTAGAATCTAATGACATAGAATTTTCATCTGATTTTACTAATTCATTATCTACACTAGTAGGTGACTTAGGTACAGCTAAATTATTAGCTAAAAGTGCAGCTAAGTATTTAACAAATGAAGACAGAGCTCTTAAAAAAGCTAAAGTAAAACTTCACAATGCAAAAGGTACTATTAATAGGCAAACTGAGGGCATAGAGCTTAAATTATTCTAATTATAACTATCTATTAAATTTACCATAATCATCTAAAGCCCTTTTTAAGGACTTTAGTATGAGGTCTTTATCTTTACCATCTAACCCTTTACCTAGTATATAACTTTTAATAGTATTAATCTCATCTTTACTGTATATAAAACTATTTGTTTTATCTGCTATTCTAATTATTCTAAGAGATAAATTACAAGACTTCTTTAAGATATCTGAAGTGTATCTATTAAAGATATAATTAGGTGAGTAATCCTGAATATCCGTTTTAAGAAAGTCTCTATTATAATTACATATATTCTGTAATCTAGGTAGTAATGCATAAAAGGATACACTATCTAGAGTTTCTTCAGTAATAGTATCAGTATCTAGGTAGTTAAGCATATACTCACATCTACCATATTCTAAACATAATGCGTATGATAATGCAAAAAACATTTTAGTATCACCAGCAACTTCATACATATCAATTCGTATTTCTCCCTTTTTTAAGTAATTGCCACTTATACTATCTATATCCCTTATAATATTTATATCTTTATTATTTTTTACTACTTTTTGCATCATATCTAGTGAAGCATCACAAGAGTACTTCACACCTAGATTACATAGTTTTTTAAATCTAGTGTATTTCTCGTAATCAGATAAATCTGTAGTTGCATATAAATTACCGAAGCAATAGCTATCAAAATTATTAGTTAATTCAACACAAGTATTATTTAATACTATTCTTCTTTTATCATTACCTATACTTGAAATACCTTTAAGATGGAACTCTTTACTGATTATATCTACTACTTTATCATAAGTATAAGGGTAATCAAACATAGTATAAATCAACATAGCTGAACTAAGATTTTTATAGTCTTCAATCGTGTTGCGATTACTACCACACAACACAACACTAATACTAATACATAATCCTACTATCCATTTAATCATCACTATATCCTTTACTAAATAACCCCTAGATACTATCCTTTAAGCTAGGGTGAGCATTATAACTAAGATGGTATAAATTTAAACTAAATTCTTTTTTGTTGCTCGTGGGTTGCATTCACATAGTTTGGTATCACATAGTTTAGGGATATTATAATTTTGTGAGTGTAAAAACATTAAGGGAGTGTAATAATTTTGTATGAGTGGTATAGTAAAAACATTATGGAAAATTAATAATTTTGTGTGAGAGTGATAAAAACATTAGAGGGTTGTTATAATTTTGTGTGGGGGTAGTAATCACTGGCTAGTCTATTTCTTAAATCCACTCCCCCCTACCTAGCTAGAAAAAGAATTATTATTTACACTAGATCAAATACCTGTGGTTCTTCTTGTGGTGAGCTAAAAGCTCAAATTAATTTAAAGGATCCAATATGGCTAAAGTTTTCAATTCAATCGGCGGTGCTATCTCTACAGTATTCTCAGCTGTAGATAGAAGTGTATCATCATTTAATATGTGCTTAGATGTGATGGAGTTACAAGCTATTGAACTTGTAAATGAAACTGTCAAAGAGCTAGGTGGTGAGGAAGCAGTAGTTGAGAAAATAGAGAGATCTAAAAAGATCCATAATCTTCTCGAGAATATTAAAAGCTAGGGTTATCCCTAGCTTTATTTTTTTATCCCTAATACCTCAATATCTTACTATCTTAATACCTAATACCTAATACCTATTTAACCTAGTTCGCTACTTGCAACTAACCTCTGTTTGCCTCTAATTGTTTGGGTTCTTTTTGTGATGAGCTATAAAGCTCAAATTAAATCATTCAAGGAGTTCATAATGGCAAAATTCGTTTTAAATCAAACTGTTACAGCATCTCGTAAAGGTCTAACAGAGACACTGAAAGATATAAGTAAGGCAGAGGATATCCTACCTTATAGAGCATATCTAAATTATGAGGATAGACCAGCTATCAACACAGTTAAAGAGCTTAGAAGTGTTATAGAACATTTTGGAAAGGATAATATGTCTTTCCAAATAGTCCCTAGTTACTCGGCTCATAAGAGTGGGATATTCATTCCTATGAAATCTTTTAATAGCTTCTCTGAAGCTGCTCAGTATGCTGATCAGTTAGTCGATCAATCTAACAAAGATGGTGTGATTATAAAGCCATCTTATATCACAATTGCAGTCTATGTCTCTATCAGAAACCGCTCAGATAGATCCACCTTTGCAGACTTATAAAAATAATTCACACTCTCTTACACTGTTCTAGTGTTTGAGAGTTTATTTTTACTTATTTTTAAATCTGCTTTTAATTAGTTTATTTTTATAAACATTTCACAAAGTTTATAAGGAATAAAAATGTTTGAACTAGGACTTACACTGTCTTTATTCTTAGTACCTATCATAGTTTACAAAGTTGCAAACATACTAGGTCATACACTAAACAAATTAGGTTTTGGTATCCATAACATACTGATAAACAAACTTCGAAATTTATTTTAAAGGAACAAAGATGATATTAGATTACGATGCACTCATACTAGAAAATAATGAATTAGATATAGGATTTAATTTACCTTATGATAGTTCATACACAGATATAGATACAAGCTATATGGCTTTAGATATCTAACTAAGATAAACATTAGTCTTTAACAACATAAATAAAGGAATAAAAATGGAACAATTCAGTAGAAAAGCTTTAATAAAAGAGTTAAGAGAAAAGGTAGAGTGTATAAACTCTATCAACCTCATATCAAGTAAGATACTTCAGTGGAAACAAGATTACCTAGATGGTAAGATATCTAATATATATCCATCAAAGACCTCTCGTCTATCTTTCATTACTGAAGATAGTTCTAGTGATATAGCTGTATCACTACTATTTACATGCATAATGATGCAAGAAAATACTTTTCAATCCTATGCCAATCATCTAGCTTCACAGATGAGATTTGATATGAGTGAATGGGATAAAGTAAAAACAGCTAGTGAAATACTAGGTTACTGCAATGGATTAGGTTATACTATAAACAGACCTATACTAGGTAGATCTGAGTATTACACTATTACTCCATCTATATTTATAGATATAGATACAGCACAAAAGATAAACCTATGTTTCTTTACTCCACCTAGTACTGATGGTATTGAGTTATGGACAAATAACCATAATGGTGGATATAGTTTTGAAAAATATAATGCTATCCTAGGTGCAAGGATAAATAATCATAATGAATATCTTAATCTAGAGGTATTAAACATACTAGGTAAAGTAAAGTATAAACATATAAATGCTATCACAGATATACCTGAAGAACCTAGTAGTGAATGGAGTGATGATACTATAGAACTGTTTAATAAAGAACAAGAAACTACTAGATTTGTACTTGATCTATTAAGAGATAAAGAGTTTCAATTTGTATGGCAGTATGATAAAAGAGGTAGAGCATACTCTAAGGGATATCATACAAATGTACAAGGAAATAGTTATCGTAAAGCTAGTCTTGAGTTTGCTAAAAAAGAGATACTTACACCTAGGGGAATACACTGGTTAAAAGTAGATATAGCTAATAACTATGGACTAGATAAAGAACAGTTCGGTGATAGAGTTAAATGGGTAGATGATAATATAGATTCTATCTTAGAAAACATAGATCCATATCTAACTAGAGCTGATGAACCTTTACTCTTTAAAAGAGCTATACTAGCCTATAAAGATGGAGTTATAGAGGGTAAGCCTATAGGACATATATGCCAGCTTGATGCTACTTGTAGTGGACCACAGATAATGTCTACTATAATGAGAGACGTTGAAGCTATGAAAGTATTAAATGTATTAGGTGATAGAAGAGAAGACTTCTATACTTTGATAGCTAGAAGTACTTATGAAGAGTGTCCTGATTCTGAATTATTTAAAGATATGGATTTTAAGAAAATAAGATCTATTATAAAGAAGCCTATTATGACACACTTCTACAACTCTACAGCTAAACCAAAAGAGCTACTAGGTGATGATACAAAAGAATTAAGAGCTTTCTATAAAGCTTTAGATACTTATGCTAGTGGAGCTAATAACCTAATGAAAGCTATAAACGGTTGTTGGGTAAAGACTAAAGATCTAAATAAATGGACTTTACCTGATGGACATACAGCATATGTACCTGTTACTAAAACTACTACTAAAAGATTTAGTGTAGATGAGATGAAAGCTCAACTTAGCTTTGATATTACAGAGCAAAAGCCTAATGATGCAGAAAGCCTAGGATTATGTCCTAATATAATCCATAGCCTAGATGCATGGATATTAAGAGTACTCACAGTACAACTAAATGAAATGAATATAGAGCTATCTCCTATTCACGATAGCTTTGGTGTTCATCCAAACTACTGTGATACTCTAAGAGAGTGTTATAGAGGTATTTTAGCTAGGTTATATAGAGAAGATATCATAGATGATATACTTACTCAAGTAGCTGGTAATGAAGTAAAAGTAGATAGACCAGCTTATAGTAAAGATATAGATCTAGCTATAAGAACAAATAAAGATGGATATTATATATGCTAAAATACACATTACTTAAACCAATAAGCCGCACTCCGTGCGGTTTTGTGGTTTTGTAATTTTTAATAAGCTTTAATGCTTATAATTTTTTTTTAAATACTAGAAAAGATAGTTAGCAAAATTTAACTAATATTAATAACTCACTTTTTGTAAATTTACATTAGAACTCCTATAAATGCTAACTATCCTTTGTGGTATTATCCACAACATATAGTAAGTGTTTAGTTCTCTTTCACACTTACTGCGTATTTTTATTCCTAATACATGTTTAGCCTACTAGGTAGTAGGCTTTTTTCTTTAAGTAAAAGCAATATCACATAGTTTAAGAAATCACTTTAACTAATAAAGATATAAGGATTATAATGACAAATCCATTTTACACACAATTTTCTACACAAGATACTCCAGAGTACTTATTACTAGCTATAGGTTTATGGTTAGTGTTAAGTACTATATTTTTTAAACAATAATTACATATAGAAAGGAATTAACATTTACAAGTGCGATGAAAAACAAGGTGGTTGTGAAAGCTTGATACCTATGTACTATACCTTTTGTCCTGTATGTGGAAAGAAACTAGGAAACAAAGTTATCCACTTTAAAAAGCAAAGAAACGAGCTTAAAAAGGAAAAAGAAATAGTGCATCTAGTAGCAGAAGCTGAATTAAAACTAGACGAATTAGATTAATTGTTAACTACAATACATACCAAAATAAACAAAGGAGATACAATGGAAGAGATGTATAAAACCACAGTACATACTGGTCATCAAAAAGAAGAGTTTCACTCTATAGATTTAGAAAAAGCAATAAACTTCTTAAAAGATAAAGAATTTGACTGGGACACATGCAATAGTGCTCAAATAGAGCTTTATGAAGTAGATACTTCACAAAATCTTTTTAAGTGTAAATGTCTAATACGTAAACTAGATGAAGAAGATTTAAAAGATTTAAAACAAACAGAGGGTATAGAGTTATTTACTAGCAATACTACTATTATAGCTAAAGTAAATAACATCAAAGTAAAGATTAAAGCAGATGAAACAGTCATCGATACACTTATAAACGATGAAGAATTCTCAAATAAATTTGTAGAATTACTAAATTTACTCAAATAAAGGATAATTATGACACTAGCAGAGAAAATAGCTCAAAGAGCAAAAGAGTTGCAAAGTACACAAACAACAGATCAACCACAAGTAACTGTAGTAGATGGAAAGTCTATACAAGCAAAGAGTGGTTCAGGACTACTTTAACACACTAAGAGCCTACTAGGCTCTTTTATATTATTAAAAAGGATACTTAATGATTCATATAAAAACTACTTTTAAATATTTAGATGATACTACTACTAAAGACTATATACTATATGCTTTTTATAGTGATAATCAGTTTATAGATATCTTAGGATATGATGGTGATGATATTACATTTAATGTAAAAGATAAATTTGATAAAGAAGAAAATAAAAAGATAGAGTTTTTATATAAATTATTAAATAGCCCTATTTACTATAAACTCATACAAAGTTCTGAAGATCCAAAAGATCATATATATAAAAGCAAACTAATGGATGAGCCATTAATTACAGGTTCATACTTAAATATAGGATATTATCGTCCTATTGTTTATAAAATAGCTAATGCTATGGGAAAAAAAACATCATATGGTGTAGATACTCTTATACCTAGTGACGAAATACCTATATCACCTTATAATATGTTTGATATAGAAGTTAAAGTAACACATTATGAACATTTAAATAGTGGTTATAATGAGGATGTTTATAGGTACACTACATCCTTTACAAATGAACTAAATACAATACTAAGATTAAAGTATAAAAGAGTCTATCTAGAAAAGATACAAAATGAAGTTGTAGATAGTACTATACCATTTTATATAGAAAAATATACATTACCATATGTAGATACTGAATTTAAAAAATATCATAAAAAATTATTTAGTATTTCAAGATTATTTGCAAGAGAGTTTAATATCTTACCTATACCTATAGAGCATCTAGTAATGCACTTAGGATACACTCTAAAAGATATAAAAAATCTAATGCTTCAAGTAAAGAAAAAGAAGTATAACTTTATATTTGCAGGGTTTGGGGGTACTGGAGTAAATACAGCTTATTGGCTTACAGAGTTATCTCAAGCTACAGGTGTAACAGGTCTATTTAAAAACGTTTATGTATTTGATGATGATTTTATAGAGCTATCAAATGTACTTAGATTTCCAGATATAGATGTAGATTGTTGGCGAAAGAATAATTATAGTTATAGAAATCCAAATAAAATATCTCTTTATACTCACAATATGTATGTAGCCTTGCAGTCTAGTAAAACAATAAACTTATATGTAACAGAACTAGATAAATCATATATAAGAAATATACATTATAAAAGTAAATCTTCTCTAGTTAATCCACTTATACTATATGGTTCTCCTGATTTAGTATCTAGAAGAGAGTTTATATCTATAAGAGGATTTTTACCAAATTTAAATATAATCTATGCTACCCATAAAAACAATTCATGTCTTGTAGAGGTAAATCCTACAGAAGAGTTAGATACTAACTTAGCTAGTGAAAGCTATGGAGTGGTAGAGTTAAATATATTCTTTATGAATCAAATCCGTATGGCTATAAAGCTTTTAGAAGTATTAGCTAGTGGAGACTTTTCATCTAGTGAGTTTAACTATTCATTTGCAGATAATAAAGATAGAGAACCTATCCCTAGATCTTATAAATATATCTTTTAAAGGATTAAAATGAAAACTACTTTATTACAAGATATCTATAATAATGATTGTATAAAATACAATACAAGAACACTTACAGATAAACTAGATCTTTTACATCAGTCTTATCAAGAAATGATAAAAAACGGTATAGTAGGTAATTTTCCAGCTATATCTTTAAATCCAGAATATAGATCTATGACTTGTTCTACATTTGAGTTACCATATACTCTTAATCTAGATGGTATTAAAAGTTTTACAGCTTTAGGTGATGAAGTTTATATTGATGGTTATACAAAAATGTATGAGAACTCTTCTATATTAGCTACAGAGTTTAATTTTATAAATATTAAAGATATCTATACTCTTATAGAGGATACTTTTTCTCTAGCTAGTAGTACACAAGAGACTATCATAGGTGCTTTATATATAGAAGATCTTAATAAAGATGAACCCATAAATTTACTTCATCCTTTAAGAGCTTATATACTATTACAAAAACCAGATACTTTACTATGTAAAGGTACGTTATATCTATATATAGCAAAACTTGAAGATATTCAAAATTATAGACCACAAAGTGCTACAGAGAATATAAAAAAAGATACTCAAAACTCTATATTAGATCAGATATATCTATATAATAACTTAGTAAAAGATAAACAAAATATAAGAATAAACTCTAGTATAGACTTAATTAACACAGATCCTGAAGAATTAGATGTATTTATGATTTTTACCTCAGCTGATGCTAGATCCTTTGCTCCTAGATTTTATAAACACGCTACACAAGATATGAAATACACTATACCTTATCTATCTATAAATGAAGTATTAAATCTAGGACTTATTATACCTTACTATGGAGCAAGTATTATAAATGTTGAGTATATAGGTAGTGAGTTTAATCGTTTAAAAGGTTATAGTATTACTCCACTAACTACAGCTAATATTAACCCAGGTAATGGAATGGTATGTACAGGAACACTTAGTAAATATACTTATATAGGAGTAAATTCACTTAGACATGTAAATGGATTATCTACTTACCATAAAAAGTATATAACTAAAGATTATGTAGATATAGTAAATGAAAATATACTATTTTGTAGAACACTTATAAAGGAAACTATAAATGTCTAAAATACAGATAACAGATACACTAAATCTTAAAAATATAGGTATCTTAGGATTTAAGCAAGAATGGTTAAATACTATTACAAGGTTAAGTGGATCTCTTGTTGATGACAATGAGTACCAAGTACATTACTGGGCTTTAGTATTAAGACGTAAATTTAGTGATGAGTCTATACTAGATATAGCTATACCATTAGTTTTCTTTAATTACCCTCAAGAAGTCTCACCTGTACATATAGATTTTGAGGGTAAGAGTGTTAGTGATATGAGTAATCAAACAAAAGAGATAGCAACTCTAAAAGCTAATGAGCTTATAGATAAGCTATCAGACTATATAAAACAAAATAGTTTAGAGCCTCTAATAGTTTCTAAAATGACTATTCATAAACACCCTTAAGGACTAAAATGATTACAGATATAAATTTAAATCCATTACCATATAGAAAACAGTGTTTCTCAGGAACAGATCTTAAAAAGGATATAAATAATCCAGGTATATGTTTCCCACTAAAAGAAGCTATTAACCAACCTAGTTTTAGTTCTATAATTGAACACGAACAAGGCACCACTATAATGGCTCATACTGAATATCGTGTAGTAAATAATACTAAAACTAGTGTAGATTATAGTGAGGGTAGATCTTTAGCTATTATAAATAGTAAGAAAGATATCTTTAGAAGTGAAGCAGAAATGGTTGTACTGAATTTACAAAATGAACATTTTGATACTACATACTTAAATAACAAACATATAGATTCATCTTTCCCACTCATACAAGATATAAAAGAACTTTTAGATACTTTAGAGTATGAGCCTGAGTTTTTTATAGATAGTAATAATTTAACTAAAAAAGTACACTCAGATACTATAGGTAAATTACCCACTACAAAAGAGTACTATTCATATATAGATAATGATTTTATCTTAACTAAGAGTGAGTTAAATAAGTTAGATAATAAAGAGTTAATTTATAAAATAGAAAATTTTTTATACTATGCTATAAATGATTTAGAATCTGACTTATACCCATTTTATGACAGTGCTTCTAAAGAAGTAAAAGACTTAAATAACTATATTAAAGAACTCATTACTGAAGAACAAAGCACATATACAAACGAAGAGTTGATATCTAGATATACATTACTATCTAGTAAAGTACAAGAAGTGTTTAAGGCTATGTATGAATGTTGCTATAATTGATATAGAAACTACACCTATACCAGATCTAGTAAGTAATGTAAAAAAGATATATTGTATCTGTATAAAAGTAAATGATGATCCAGTAAAAGTATTTACTGAGCATTACTTTAAAAACTCAAACGGAAACTTTAAAACAGCTTTAAATTTACTAAATAACTGTGATCTAGTAGTAGGTCATAATATCATTAAATTTGATATACCAATCATTGAAAAGTTTGTAGGAAAGATAACTACAAAGATAGCTGATACTTTGATAGATACAAAGCTTATGTACTCTAAAGATGAGCTTCTTATGAATGATGAGAGTATATCTATACCACCTAGTTTAAAAGGTAGTTACTCTTTAAAAGCTTTTGGTTATAGATTTAACTCTTTAAAGATAGAGTATGAAGATTTTAGCTCAGGATTAAACACTAAGATGATAGAGTACTGCACACAAGATGTAGAACTTACTTATAAGATATATAACTTTATATCTAAGCTTCCATTTTATCCTAGTTTAGAGGTTAGAGAGTGTGAGTATCAAGTAGCTAGGGTTATTTATGAACAAGAGCAGTTTGGTTTTTATTTTGATATAGAAAAAGCGATGCAACTAGCAGTAAAACTCAAAATGAGAAAGATGAATATAGAACATAAACTATTAAAGGTATTTCCACCAACACTAGTAGCTGATGGTGATGTAATAACTCCTAAAACTAGTAGAACTAAAAAGATCTATTTTAATGAAGAGATAGATACATTTAAAAATCTAAGACCATTTAAGATAGGTTTAGTCATAGATAAAAAAGGTAGGTATAAAACATATAAAGCTAAATTTAGAGATAAACCATTTAGATTTATAAATGCAAATATAGATGGAGCTTATCAAAAACTAAAACTTCAAAAGTTCAATCCAGGTAGTAGAACTCAAGTAGTAGAAAAACTTATGAAAGAGTATAACTGGCAACCTACAAACTATACTGAAAAAGGTTCTATAAGATTAGAGTTTGAGTAATAGATTTTAAATTTATCTAAAGAGTAAGCATTTATCTTTTTTATCTAGGCAATTAAAGTTTTTATCACAATAACTACAAGAACAACTTCTATATCTACCAAAGATATTTTTATACATTTTTATAGGAGTTTTATAGCTTATTATAGGACAGATCTTTTCATCATATACACTACCTTTTAGGTGCATGTACCATATATAACCAGACATAAATCCAGCCATATAAGTAACTAGATACCACCCAAATAATCCAAGTAAAAAATTTAAAATACCCTCAACCATTTAAATATTATATCTAAAGGAAATTAACCAATGCTTACACCTATACAAATACTTATAATTATTCTCACTTCTACTGTGATTATATTTATACTAGCTTTTCTTAGAGGTAGAGATAGAGCTATAAAAGATATAAAAGATAGGGATAAATAGTGACTACAGATGAAGTATTAAATCTAGTAAAAGAGTACCTAAAAGTAAGTAAAGATCTATCTATGCTTTTAGATGGTAGCAGTAGCTTCATACACTGCTATAACTCATCTACTCATAGATTACATGGTAAAGTAGATACTCTTGGAGCAGGAACAGCTAGGATGACTCATACTAGTCCAAATATAACTCAATTATCTAAAGATAAAGAGTTTAGAGAGCTTTTATGTGTACCTGATGGAAAAGTTTTAATAGATGTAGATGCTAGTGCTTTAGAGCTTGCTACGCTAGGTTATTACTTAGCACCATTTGATGACTTTGAGTTTGCTTATACTGTAGCTAAAGGGGATAAAGCTAGAGGTACAGATATACATACTCTAAATCAAAAAAGAGTAGGACTACATAGTAGAGACGCAGCTAAGACATTTATTTATAGTGTAAATTACGGAGCTGGAGCTACAAAGGTAGGAAACTCTATATGGGATAAAAAGCCTTTTGATTACTCTAAAGATGAGTATGATAAAGCTAAAGATCAAGTTTTAAAACGAGTAGTAAAGATAGATAATAAAGACTTCTTTCCTATATCTAAAGGGGTATTATCCCCATTTAGTGAAGAACTTATTTTAGCTACTATATATGGCAATAGAATACTAGTAAATTTTAGAGACAATACTAAAGGTTATAATGAATTATTAGAGTGGTGTATTAGAAGTGTAAAAGATAATAAGATAAAAGCTATAGATGGAAGACTGCTTTATTTAAGAAGTCCTCATAAAGCTTTAAATTTATACTTACAAAGTGCTGGAGCTATATTTATGAAGTATTTGCTTTGTGATATAGACAATAAGTTAAAGAGTAAATTTAAAGATAAATTTGGATATGTAGCAAATATTCATGATGCTATTAATATTGAATGTTACCCTGAAGTAGCTGAAGATATCTGTGAAATATTAAGAACTAGTTTTATAGATACAAGCTATAAACTAGGGTTTAAATATCCTATTGAGGGAGAACCTAAGATAGGTAAAAATCAATACGAAACTCACTAGTAATTAAACTATAACAAACTCAAGCAGTTTATTAAAAAATAAAATTTTAAGGACTATTATGAATTATGTATGTTTAACAGATATATTCCCAATGAAAGATGATAAATGGAATATAACAAAAGAGTATAAATGTCTATCTAGGATAATGCACCATATACGCAAAGATACAGGTAAAGTATTTACAGATTATATATCTTATACTGAGCGTAATAAGAACTACGTAGATAAGAGTGTAGTTAAGTTATGTATAGATTATTGTAATAAGATTATAGAGTATACAGCAAATGAAAGATGTTTCTATGGTAAAGTTCTTTATCAAGAAGACTTTATAAGAGTTAGAGATAAGTTGCAAGATACTCTTAAAAGGATGAGAAATGAAACCATTTAGTGCAATACTTAGTGCTATAGTATTCTTATCTGTATGTTTAAACTTTGCTCTTATAGATTTTGCATATACTAATAAAAAAAACTACGAGATAGAAGTTAAAGAGTTACAATTAGAGATAAAACATTTAAAAGAGATTGACTTACGACTTCAACAAGTTATAGATAACCTAATCGTAAAACAACATTTTTTAGATATAAATGTTACTAAGATATATAATAATATGCTAAATAAAAACTATACATATGCTTCATATGTATATAAAGCCTCTAAACTAAACTCACTAGATCCGTTACTTCTTACATCTCTTATAAACTCAGAATCTAGTTTTCTACCTAGTGTAAAACATAGTTTACCACATGTTAAAGGTTTAGCAGGGATAAATCATAAATATTGGAATATACCAAATGATACAGTTGAAGAACAAATTCATGCTGGAGCTATAGTATTAAAGCATTATTTAGATAGATACAATAATGATTATTTAAAAACACTTATAGCCTATAAAGGGATATCAAATCTAGGTAGAAAACAGGCTTTATTAGTTTATAGTAATTATAAGAAAATGAAGAATAGTTAATTACTCAAACATAATACAAGGTTTATTAAGATTACTCTGTTTTTTACATGTTTTAGCCTTAGTACAGTACCCACAACTAGTACTAGTTCTCATACCTACTAAGTTTTTATATATACGGATTTCTTTAAATTTACCACCTAGATATGGACAGATTTTAATTTTCTTTTCTAAGAAGTATTTAGCTAGGTATCCAACAATAAATCCACTACTTAGTTCTTTGTTATACTCTAAGACAAAGCTTGTAAATTCGTTTAACATTCAAACATTATATCTAAAGGGGAGTTAATGTGCAAGAGAGCATAGTAGTCTTTGTTCTGGCTATATTTATAGGCTATATAGTAGCTAGTTTTTTCATGACTTTAAAATAAGGATATATTCGTGATAGAGATATTAAAAAAAGAATTAGATAATAGAGATGTATTTACTACACCTATCCCTAAGTTTTTAACAGAACTAACAAAAACTATAGCTAATCCAGCTATACCAGATAAGATGAAGCTTACAATTGCAACTAGTGAAGTTATACTATTTTGTTCTCAGTTTAGAAGAAACATACTTCATCCAAACAACTCTTTGATACCTATTAATGCTATTAGCTTTGCTATTAGTGCAAGTGGTACAGGTAAAGATAGCTCAGTATCATCTATAAGAAAAACATTTGATGATGCTTATGAGAAGATAAATGAGATAAGAAATCAAAAGGCTATAAATGATGCTATAGAAAAAGCTTCTAAAGATAAAAAAGCTAACTCTTTTGATCCAAAAGTGTATCTAGGGTATTATAAAGAACCTTTACCACTATTTGCAGCATTATCGACTAATGAGGGATTTATAGCTCATCTTAATAAATTAGATTCTGATGGTATAGGAAGTGGATATATATTCTCTGGAGAGTTTGGAAGTGATCTACTTACTAGCTCTACTATAACACCAAATATCCAACTTCTAAGTGAATTATATGATGAGGGTAAAAAAGAAGTTAAGATTATCAAAGATAATGAAAGACAATCTAAGCCTATAAAGAACTTACCAGTATCTGCTTTATTTATGGGTTCTCAGATAAACATCTTATTTGATGATACTATAAAAAATAAATTTAAAACAGAATTTAGTTCTAAATTAGCTCGAAGAAGTTTTTTTAACTATAACCCTACTTTACCTAAACTACCTAGTTTTAATAACTTATCAGAGTTCTTAGACTTTGAAAAAACTTTAAACTCTCAAGCTTTAAATACAATGAGAAGTTATAGAGAAGCTTTTTTAAATGTGGCTAATACTCAACTAGATAAATTAGGGATACCTATACCAGTAAGTAAAGAAGCAAATGAGCTTATGACTATATATAAAAGGTACAATATAGAACAAGCTGAAAAAGTAAAGAATATATACCCTATTACAAAAATAGTACTAAATCATCTATATTGGAAAGCTTTAAAACTAAGTGGAGCATTTGCTATACTAAGAGATAACCCTGAGATAACAGAACAAGATTATAAAGAAGCTATAGCCTTTACAGAACTTCTATCTAAAGATATGATGGAGTTTGAAATTGAACTAGTAAAAGAGCCTTATGAGTTATTTTCTTCATATGTAAATACAACATTAGAAGATAATAAATGTTTTGTATCTCTTCACTCATTAAAGAAGCTAGGGTATATAACAGGATCAACAAATCTTACTTCAAAGATAAAAGAACTAGCTCATCTATGTTCTAGCTACGATGCTAATGGTATTTATAAAGCTAGTGATAGAGGTATAGAATTTACTAAACTTGTAACTAGTGATACTATAGGTATATCCTATATGGAGTGCAGTGGATCTAAAGAAGAAAGAAAGCAACACTGTGCATCAGGATATATTTATATAGAGATAAGTTTTAGTGAACTAGCTGAATTTCTTAAGATGGATATAGCATATACACCATTTAATTTTAAGAATGGAGTTAGAGGTAAAGAAAATGTAGATGGTAGTATAAAATGGTTAGCCCTAGATATAGATAAGAGTGATTTTACAGATACTCAAATGCATGAAATCCTAAAAGAATTTAACCACCATATAGTAAGAACTAGTGATAACTCAAATGCTCATAAATTTAGAGTTCTTTTAGAACTAGATGTTCCTGTAGATTTAGATGATATTAGTTATAAAAGATTTACTCTATCTATAGCTGAGTATCTAGGACTTGATATAGATCCACTACCTAAGTCTCAGATATTCTTTTCATACTCAGGTAGAAAGGTATTATCTACTACAGATAAAAACTGTATAGAAGTAAAACCTCATCTTATAAATACTTATGAAAACAGTAAAAAAGTAGAGTTAAATACACTATCTAAAGAGCAAAAATCAGCTTTATTAAATGATAAATTAACTACTTTTAGATATGCCTTTGAAGCTAAACAAGGTGAGGGCTCAATATCTCTTATTAGAGCAGCTAAACACGCTAGAGATCTAGGAATGAGTAAAGATGAAGTACTAGGTCTTATGATAGAGATAAATAATTACTGGGATTACCCTATGGATACAACTAGATTTCAAAGAGATATACTAAATCAAATTAAAAGATGGGAGTTTTAATGAGTTCTATACTACTTAAGGAACTAGCTGCTTTATTTATGATTAAAACTCTTATTATAGTTGATAGAGATGATACTCAAAAGAGTAAGTACTTAAAACAGTTAAATACTATAGAAGATGACCTACAACTACTTCTATCTAAAGAAAAATATAAACCTTATATAAAAGATATAGTAATTAAAGGTAAAAGCTTAATACATAAGCTTTTAGCATCTAAAGTTACTAAAAAAATACATCTTGTATATTTTATTTACTCTTTTTTATTTAATCAGTTAGAACCTAGAAATAGATACTTTTTACCACTAGATAAAGACTTAAAAGAGTTTTGGGGAAAGTGGTCTAAAAGAGTTATAAAAGAGTGCAATAGATACACAGATATAGAAGAAGACAGAGAAACTATGGCTTTTACTGAAAAGCAAGTATTTAGTATATTACGGGAGGTGATTAATGAACCTAAACAAAAAACAGCAAGAAATATATGACTTAGTTATCTCTAAAAAGCATAAAGTAGTACTGCTTGAGGGAAAAGCTGGTACTGGTAAAAGCTATGTATTATCTAAGATAGCAGCTGCTTATAATGGAGATGTATTAGTTACAGCTACCACAAATAAAGCAAAGAATTTACTAGCACAAGCTATAGGGACTACTACATTTACTACTCATTCAGCTTTAGGATTTACTATGATAAGAAAGGGAACAACTGAATATCTAGCAGATATAAATGAACCTATGAATGCAGATCTACTTATCATAGATGAAGCATCTATGCTACCTAGTGAGGTCTATCATAAAGCTTTAATGGCTGGATATGAGCAGATACTTTTAGTTGGAGATAGTTCTCAATTACTATCTATAGGAATGAAAGCAAATATAGTCCCTGAAGCTAGTGTAACTCTTAGTGAGCAAATGAGACAGAGCAATAGTCCTAGATTAGATGCTTACTTAGATAATATAAGACAAGGTATATTCACTAAAAAATCTCATAATCTACTTGTAGATGTACCTGAAGAGATAGTATTTTATGACAAGTTTAAAGATTTTGCTAAAGCATATATAAATTGTACTAAAGAAAAAAGAATACTAGCTTATTCTAATAGATGTGTAGATAGTTATAATGCTTCCATAAATGGAACTAAATTTAAACTAGGGGATCAATTAGTATTAGATAAACCACTAGGTAAATTTAAAAACTCTGATACAGTAGAAATTGTGTCTATATGTGAAGATAGTAAATCTTACTTAGTTACTTTAGCTTTAGATAAATATAAAGAGTCTGCTTATATATTTAAAACTAAAGGTTTAGAAGAGGATTCCTTAAATGAAGTACTAAAACAGTATCCTGATGAATACTGGGCTTACAAAGACAAAATTATTCACCCAAAGCATATATACGCTAGTACAGTTCATAAAGCTCAAGGAAGCTCTATAGATGAAGTGTTTATAGATTTAACTGACATACAAGCTCAAGTAACTAAAAAACCTAGTGTATATAACAACTACAATCAACCTATGTCTATAAGTGAGTATCTAAGACTTGTGTATGTAGCTATATCTAGAATGAGATATAAAGCTCATATTTATATAGGGGATAAAAGAGACTATAAATGTTTTAAATCTTAAATTTAAAAATTTAACTAAATAAAGGAAAACAATGTTTAAAGATATCAAATTTTTTATATTAGAGCTATATAACTGTTTATTTAAAAGTGAGATACCATCTAATAAAAAATCTAGGAAAAAATTTAAATGGAGTGAAGAGAGTGAAAACTTCATTATAGATGGTTTTAATAAAGGATTAGATTACAATCAACTAGCTAACGCTATGGCTATAAAACATCCTGATTTCTCACCTAGTAGTACTGCTATAAGACATAGGCTTAAAAAGCTAAATTTAAAATCTAAGGACAATACAAATGAACAATCTTAAATCACTAGATTATGTAGATAATTACTCAGATTTACTACCTAGTGGGTCTATCCGTATAAGCCCATCTATGCTATATAAATTTACAGATAAAAAACATGAGTGGTATAGAAACCAAGTACTATGTGAAGAAACATTTAGTGGTAATACTTCTACAGTGTTAGGAACTTGTGTTCATAGAGTTGCAGAATTAGCATCTAAATTAGGGATAGATAAAGCTTTACCATATCTACAAGAAGAAGTCCCTAGCTATCTATCAAGCTTCATAACAAATCCTGAAGTAGATAATGCTTATGTAGAAGCTCAATATATTCCTATGAGTATAGCTTTATTAAACTTCTTTAGAGTCTTTGGAGTGCCTAGTAGAAGTGAAGAAAAGGTAGCTTTACATATAAGAGATAATATTTATCTAGCAGGTACATTTGATGCTTTACAAGGTAGTACATTGATAGACTATAAAACTACTTCAAAAACTTCGCCTGATATGGATATCCCAAACTATTATAAGTGGCAACTACTAGCTTATGCTTATGCTTTAAAGGAACAAGGTATAAAAGTAGATAATATACGAATAGTATGGATAACAAATAATATAGTAGGTAGGATAAGTGAAAAGACTGGTAAGCCTATGAAAGATTATCCTACTCAAGTAGTTCCAGTTACAGAGATTATAACTGAAGATGATATGAGATTTATAAAAGATTATATAACACTTATAGCAGATACTATTAAATGTGGTATTGATAATCCAGAATTAGTTTATATGCTATTTAGTGATTACAGGCTAAAGATTTCTTAATGTACATTATTAAAAATTAAATAAAGGAATTAACAATGATTTACCATAAAGAGTTTGATGTTAGAACATTTAATTTTTGGGGAGGTGCCAAAGAAAGAATAGACCTTATAAGAGATGATGAGAGTAAGATGAGTGAACTTAATACTCTTATAGAAGAGTGTTTTAGCGTTCATATTCCTAGTGAAGTTGAACTAAATGATTTTATTTGGTTTGAATGTGATGAATTTTTTTATGGAGGTGAAAATGAGTAAAGCTATAAAGCTTTTAATAAGTGGTTTTGAAGCTAGTGGTAAATCAACTATGTCTTCTAAGATATCAAATGCCTTAGTTATTAATTTTGATGGTAAGACATATAATATGCCAAATACTATTTCTACAGATTTTAAAGAGTATAGTGGTATAGCTAACCTAGCTGAGTTTATAAATGAAAAGATAAGAGTATATAAAGAAAAACTAGGTGAATTACCTAAGTTTGTTATCCTAGATACTATAACAGCTTTATATGCTCAAATAATATCTTTTAACTCTAAAAAGTATAAAGGTTTTGAGATATTTAAAGCAAATGAAGCAGATACATTATTACTAAATGATTATCTAGAGAATGTATTAATAGCTAATGGTATAAGCGTTATAGTTGTAGCTCACGCTAAGTTTGAAGAAACTAAAAATTGTTATGTGATACCAGCACAAGGACAATTCAAAGATAGAGGTAGTTGGCAAAGCTATGTTAATGATTCTATATTCTTAGATAAAACAGCTAATAAAAGAAATGTATATCTAAAGTCTTTAAAGTTTCCAGCTAGATCTACTATATACGATTTAGAAAATACTCAAGAAGAAGTTTTCGTACCAGCTAGTGAGTATGATATAAATGAGCATATAGAAAAATTACTAAATGCAACTGAGAATAATAACATTACTAAAATTTAAAAGGATTAACATATGAGTAATTTTATGGTTATAGATAAGAGCATTGAGAGTGTTCAAGAAAAAAGTAAAGAGTTTATTTCAACAAGTGGTATATATGATGTAGTTATTAAATTTATATCTATACATCATACAGTTAATGGTGCTTTAATGGCTGATTTTAATATAGATTATAAAGGATCAAATACAACAATCTACGGATTGTGTCTAAGAAGTAAAGATAATCAAAAAGTATTTGGTACAGATATATTAAATAGACTTGGAATTATAGCAGGACTAGATAGCATAGCAGAACCTGAAGTAAGAACATTTATGCTAGGTAAAGAGAATAAACCTACTGATTTATCTGTATTACCTGATTTTGAAGACTTCGGAGTAAAAGTAAAGATTAAATATATCTACTCTAGATACAATAATGAAATAAAAGAAAATAGAAGAATAGAAAAATTCTATAGACTTAGTGATGGAGCTAGTGGAGCTGAGATACTTAAAGGTAGTGACTTTTCTAAAGAGTTAAATAAAGATATGGGATATGCTAGTGATATAACATATGAAGACGGACTAACAGCTGAAGAAGTAGCTGCTTGGAAAGCTAGTAAAAACTCTTCATCTAGTGATACACCTACACCTCAAAAGCCATCTACTACAAATCTATTTTCTAATCCATCTAAGCCCTTTTAATAAAGGGATATAGATGATTTCTACTGATAAATTATATGGAGTACCACCTGTTATATTACACGCTCTTATAGGATCTGTTACTCATAAAGCTATTTGCAATACAAGAATAAATATTTTAAAAGATAATCTAAAAAAAGTTACACAAGAAGATAGTTCCGATCCATTTATAAAAGATATTCAAAAAGCTATAGAGCATTGGGAAGCTTTAATGGAGGAAAAGTGATAGTAGCAGGTATAGATCCAGGAAGCAGTGGAGCTTTATGTATCCTAGGTAGAGACATTACATTTTATGACTTTAAAAAGATTGGAATGCTAGGGTATATAAAAGCTCTAAGAGATATAAAACCTGAAATAGTACTAGTTGAGAAAGTTCATTCTATGCCAAGACAAGGTGTATCATCAACTTTCTCTTTTGGACAAAGATTAGGTGAGATAGAGGGTATACTCTCTACTCTATCTATACCTTATGAACTCATATCTCCACAAGTATGGATGAAAGCTATAGGAATACCAGCTAAGAGCGATAAAAAACAGATAGCTAGTTTTATATACAAGTTATATCCTAATGTAGAGTTAAATGGTTCTAAAGGCGGATTACTAGATGGTAGAAGTGATAGCTTATGTCTAGCTCACTATGCAAGACTTAAATATATAAAGGAAACTAAATGAATATAGATGAGGTACTTAAAGACAGAAGTAAGACCCACGGAGATTATAAACAAGTATCAAAATTAACTATAGAATTTTTATCTATTCTAATATCATCTCCTAATTGGGAATTTTTAAGTGATACTCAAAAAACAGGTCTTATTATGGTTTTACATAAGATAACTAGGATACTTTGTGGAAATAAGAATGAGATAGATCACTATAAAGATATCTTAGGATATACAAAGCTTATGTTATTAAACATTGAGCAAACACTAGATTTAAGGGATTAGTATGGATAACTACATAAAATGGAATGAAAGATTAACTTCTTGGAAAAAAACTAGGGGTTTAGACACAATTACTCAACAAGATGGTTATATAAGAAATATAATGGAAGAGCTAGGTGAATTAGCTACAGCTATAAAAGAGTATGATGATGAGAGTAAAATAGACGCATTATGTGATATATTAGTCTTTAGTTTAAATTGTCTAGAAAATGTAGAACAACTTAAAATACCTACTATACCTAGTGAGTATGGATACTCACAACTACTTAAACTTATAAGTGTATATGAAACAAATGGGTATATGCTTGAAGATTTTTTACCTATATTAGCTTTAATAAAAAAAGAAGTAAATGAACTAGGATATAACCTAGATATAGCTATGGATGAAACTATAAAAGAGATAAGTTCTCGTAAAGGCTCATACAATTCTAAATTAAAAAAATGGGTAAAAGATTGTAGTGAAGAAGCAAAGGCTAAATGGTATAAAGCAGATTATCATAACGCTAAATTAAGAGGTAAATAACAATAAACTATCCTAGCATTGATGAGCTTAGAAAAAGCTATAAAGAAGCAGAAAGAATTAGCTTAAGAGTTTAAATTTAAATAAGGATAAAAATGAGTTTAGCAGTATTCAATGAATTCAATGAACCGCCACTACTTCAAAAAGTAGGCTTAAATTTAGGCGTAAAATATAGTAAAGAAAACATAGCTAACTATACTTACAGCCTTAAAAAAGAGCTTGAAAAAGCACCAAATTTACTAAGTGCTAGTGATACGTCGTTTGAATTTTTTAAAAATAGAGTTTTAGAGTGGGTAAAGATAAATAAAAAGATAAATTCATATCGCAATTATAAAGCCTTTTATAAGACATTTGAAAGATTTTTTGATATCAAAGATATTAGAAAAATAAGCCCTTATGACATAGAAAAGGGCATTTATGAAATGCAAAAGCAAGGGCTATCAATTCGAACAATAAAATTGTCTTTAATGGTTGCGAGTATGGCATTTAAAGAAGCTATAAAAGACGGCATTATTTATAACAACCCTGTATCACTAGCTAAAAAGCCTACTTTAAAAAGGACGATTTATACGTCTTTTAATGAAGACCAAGTTAAAGAGCTATTATCGCATTCAAAGGGTGATTTAAAAAAGTTTTTATATATAGCTTTTTATACAGGCGCAAGAGCTGGGGAGATATTAGGGCTAAAATATAGCGATATAGATTTTAAAAATAAAAAAATTTATATCCAAAGAGCGAGGCTCAATCTAAAAGGTATTGTTTTAGACACACCAAAAACAGGCGAAAGAGAAATTTATCTTTTAGAGAATTTAAAGGATTTTTTACAAGGCTATATATTTAATAAAGATAATTTTTTTATTAAAAAAGGTTATCAAAGTATATACTATGACTTTAAGAAGCTTTTAAAAGAGCTTAACTTTGAAGATACTGCACTTCATAGCACTAGGCGGACATTTATAAGGTTAGCTATGAAAAAAGGTATAGACTTAGCACTAATCCAAAAAATGGTGGGGCATAGGGATTTAACTATGATAAATAAAGTTTATAGCGGTCATACTAAAGACGACAAAGACATAGACTTTTTAAATAGTGCTTTTTGTAGTTAA